AAAAATTATTGCAAAATTTACACCAGACATTATTCTAGGTATATCAACTGGTGGATTAATACCAAGTGTAATACTCAACAAGCTGTTTTATTCAAAACTAATTGCACATGGTGTAAGTTCATACGAAAATACTGCACAACATAATCAACAAACTTACCAGGACGGTGTATCAATATGTAACCTTCATCGAGATAAAAATATATTAGTTGTTGACGATTTAAGTGATACCGGTAACACATTTACTAATATTACACATGATTTATTCATGAAAAAGAATAACATAAAATTTGCGAGTTTGTATTATAAACCGCATACAAAATTTGTTCCAGAATTCTTTACAACCGAAGTATCTAACAATGTTTGGATTACTTTTCCATGGGAAGTATAAACATATAATTATCAGGTAGTTACATACTAAAAGTATTTCAATCAAACAAACCTACATACAATAAAAACAACATAAATAAAAAAAGAAGAGTATTATGATTTTCGACGAGCAAATATCAAGAAAACCCAATTTATATCCATGGACAGATACATTTATTGAGGCAATGCACAATGGGTTTTGGACAGACAAAGAATTCTCATTCAAATCCGATGTACAACAATTTAAAGTTGTTCTAACGGAACAAGAAAGAGAGATTATTATCCGTACATTATCTGCTATTGGACAAATTGAAGTAGCAGTAAAAACGTTCTGGGCAAAACTTGGTGAAAACCTACCGCACCCATCTTTAGCTGATTTAGGATATGTTATGGCAAATGTTGAAGTTATACATAACAATGCATATGAAAGGTTAATATCTGTATTAGGATTAGAAAATGTGTTTGAAGATAATCTTAAATTAGAATGGATTCAAGGACGTGTAAAATATCTTAAAAAATACACACACAGATATTATAAAGATTACAAAAAGCAGTATTTGTATGCAATAATTTTATTCACATTATTTGTAGAAAACGTTTCATTATTTTCACAATTTTATGTAATTAATTGGTTTGCAAGGTTCAAAAATGTATTAAAAGATACAGACCAGCAAGTAAAATATACCCGTAATGAAGAAAATATTCATGCTATAGTTGGTGCTAAAATTATCAACACTATCAAAGAAGAGTACCCTGAATTGTTTGATAGTGATTTAGAACAACGTGTTATGGAAGAAGCACAAGAAGCATTTATTGCGGAATCAAAAATTATTGATTGGATGGTAAATGGTATCAATGAAGAAGGGTTGGATGCAACAACTCTCAAAGAATTCGTAAAAAATAGAATTAATCAATCTTTAGAAATGATTGGGTTTAAGAAATTGTTCGAAGTGGACAGTAAAATATTATTACCTACAATGTGGTTTGAAGAGGAGTTATTGGGAAATAATTTAACAGATTTTTTCCATGGCAAACCTGTAGAATACAGTAAAAAGGGGCAATCTTTTTCAGAAGAAGACTTGTTTTAACGAAAATTTATATTAAAATAACGTATGGAAAAACCTAATTATTATTGGTTAAATAAAGATTCACGCAAGTTTTTAGAGCGCGGATATTTAATTGATCAAGAAACACCTGAGCAACGTATCAAAGATATTGCTAATTCAGCAGAAAAAATACTCAATATAAAAGGATTTGCTGATAAATTTCAAGGGTATATGGCTCAAGGGTTCTATAGTTTAAGTTCACCGATTTGGTCTAATTTTGGTAGGCAACGTGGATTACCGATTTCATGTTTCGGTTCTTATGTTCCAGATACGATTGTTGGTATATTGGAAAAAGTAGCTGAGGTAGGAATGATGACTGCTAATGGGGGAGGAACCTCTGCATATTTCGGTGATGTACGTGGTAGAGGAACTGCAATTTCATCTGGTGGTACATCAACCGGATCTGTTTGTTTCATGGAATTGTTTGATGAACTAATGGGTGTGGTTTCGCAAGGAAACGTCAGACGTGGTTCATTTGCTGCATATTTACCTATTGATCATGCTGATATTGAAGAGTTCCTTAAGATCAAATCTGAAGGAAACAGTATTCAAGATATTTCTATAGGTGTTTGTGTAACTGATGAGTGGATGAAATCTATGTTAGGTGGTGATAAACCAAAACGAAAAGTTTGGGGTAAAGTTATACAAAAACGATTTGAATCTGGTTACCCTTACGTATTTTTTAGTGATACCGTAAATAATTCAGCACCAGATGTTTATAAAGATAAAGGATTGAAAATTAATCATACAAATCTTTGTACAGAAATATTTCTTAGTAATGGAATTGATGAATCATTTGTATGTGACTTATCATCACTCAACTTAGTTACATGGGATACATGGAAAGACACAGATGCAGTTGAAACGTTAGTATATTTTCTTGATGCAGTAATGACAGAATTTATCAACAAAACTGAAAATGTTAAATTCATGGAAGCACCACGTAAATTTGCAATCAACCAGCGTGCATTAGGTGTTGGTGTATTTGGATGGCACAGTTTATTACAATCTAAGATGGTGGCATTTGAATCATTTGAATCAAAATTATTAAATGCTGAAATTTGGAAATTTATCAAGGAAAAATCTAATCAAGCATCTGTTGAATTGGCTAAATTGTTAGGTGAGCCACCATTATTGAAAGGGTATGGTAGGAGAAACACCACCTTGCTTGCAATTGCACCCACAACATCAAGTTCATTTATTATTGGTCAAGCATCTCCGAGTATAGAACCATTAGATAGTAATTACTTTACTAAAGATCTTGCAAAAGGAAAGTTTACATTTAAGAATACATATTTAAAGGAACTTTTAAAGTTAAAAGATAAAGATACTGATGAGGTATGGAAATCTATATTAGTAAAAGGTGGGTCAGTCCAACATTTGAATTTTCTTACTGATGCTGAAAAAGCTGTGTTCAAGACGTTTGGTGAAGTTTCACAAAAAGAAGTTATTATTCAAGCTGCGCAAAGACAAAAATATATTGATCAAGGGCAATCATTGAATATTAAAATTCCTCCTAACACAAAACCTAAAGACGTCAACGAGCTTATGATATTTGCTTGGGAACAAGGGATCAAGAGTCTATACTATCAGAGATCAGCTAATCCATCACAAGAGTTGGCTCGAAGCATATTAAATTGCACGTCATGTGAATCATAGTACACTTTTATGTGTAAAATAACTGAAATTATTTACTGGAAAGAATAAATAATTTCATTATGGCACAACCTAAACAGACTATTAGAGACTTTTTCCAAACAATACAAACACGTCAATTTACCAGAGATTTCTTATTTCGGGTGGTGGGTATGAATTTTGGTGATGTACAACCACGTATCGATTTTGATGAATCGGAACTGATTTACGCTAAAACAGCAGTTTTACCAGGTCGTGAAATTACGAATGTTGAAGCTAAGTACATGGGACTTACATTCAACTTGCCTGGAGCAATGACTTATACAAATAGTAATGCATACTCACTGACATTTTATTGTGATGAGAATTCTAGCATACGTCAAAAATTTGAAAATTTATCATTTTTGACATTTGATGATAGAACAAGTACAGGTTATTATCAAACGCCAACTCGTAACTCAGTTATTACATTAGTTCAATTAGACCCTAGACTTAAACCTGTTGCGGAATATAAATTGATTGGTTGTTCAATTCGTTCAGTGGGACCATTAAATTACACAATGGCAGAAGGAACAGGTTCAATTGTAACATTTGACACTACAGTTGCATATCATTTCTACGAGCGTACAAAAAATCCCCAACCATTACCAGTTACATCAAATCCCCCAACAGTTCTAGTGTAAATCACATAGCACGTATTAAATAATTACGTGGCATCTTCAAGAGAACAATTTTTACGAACATTAAGTAAATGGGAACATAGTGTACCATTGCAAACCCAATGGATTGCACAGATTACTCCTATCAACGGGTTGAATAAAGAAACATTGCTAAGAAATATAGGCAGTAACACAATATTAGACAAATCCACTTTTGTAACTGATCAAGATATTCAAAATTTATTATTCAATGAACAGACACAACCAAACCAAGACGGGTTGGGATTATTTTGTGTACAAAAAGCAAGCATCCCCGGTGAAAATTTTTCACCAACCGACGCAGGAACTGAAGGAATGGGCGGGTTTATCAAAGGTAACGCTGGAGGGGACAGATTAAGTGGCAATAGTCGAACACTTGGTATCGAATTTCTTGAAACTAATTTAGATTTTATTGATGGAATTATACGTCCATGGATAATTACAGCAAGTTACCTTGGATTATTAGCTAGACCACCACAAAATTCTATCAAAGCAAATATTCAAATTGTGCAATATACTCGATCTAATGGTTCAAAAGCAAGGCCTCAACGAAAAATACACGAATTTTTCAATTGTGT